AAGGGAGAGAGCTGAGAAGAATATGAAAATCATACATGTCCATAATTGATATTGTAGAAGTTGATTCAAACAAAGAGGTGGAATTGGTAGAAACGAAGCTATATAATCTTGGTTACAGCAAATATCTTGACTACCCAGATATTAAATCCTACAGATGTCCCGGAAAGGTAGATACCATGGTTACGTTAACATCTTAGCGCGATTATTATATCCGCCCCGGAGGTTACGAGGGCAGAAAGGATGGACATGAGACTTATACCCACATTTGTAGATGGTAATTTTCATGGTTACGATACCTTGAAGGAGATTCTGCAATTACGGACTATGTGGTATGAAGTGGCCTGCAAGGCGCAGGCTGCGAAGCAAGCCGACCACATGCTATATTGTCACTATGATTTGAACGATGATGGTAGTATAAAAACTGTATGGTTATATTCCGGTATATCCATGACAGATAAAGAATTTGAAAGAATTGCGAACTTAAAACATGCTTTCATAGGCGCAATTCATAAACTTAAATAGAATGTCTGTCCCCTGGCGGTTTCCAGGGGAGAAAGGAATACACATGTTAGAAGGAAAATTTAAAGTCGAAGTAATAGCGCAGGGACAGTTTAAGGATTGCGGCCTTCTGATTCATACTACTGTAATTCGGTTGAATTCAGATGCTATGAACGAATGGATAGAATCAAGCATATTAAATGATCGCTATTGTTATGAGTGTGAGGAAGAATGGGTGGCGTACAAGGAAAAGATGGAAGCCAACAGAAATGAAGTCAAAAACAAAATCGCGGCGGCCCTGGGAATCCAGAACGTTGAAGCAGGCTTTACCATTACACAAAATGTTTCTGAAATATTTACAGTCGTTGATATGATATAAATGCAACAGGCGGCACTGCCGCCCAAGGAAGTTGCAGAGCGAAGGAAAACACGAAATAAAGCGAAGCTGTAACGCCCCAGACACGCCCCGCCCCTAGCCGGGCAATACCAGGGAGAAATACAAATTTGGTAAAAGACATCGCCCTCTCAGCAAATGAGAAAGCGATGTCTTTCGTTTTGATAAATGTTAGTCAGCTAATGCTGGCCATTGTAGTGCTCCATCCTGGTCTGGCGTAAGTGTTACCGGCTCCATGGTCAGTTTGCCGTCCTGGTTCAGGAAATACCACTTCCCCCCGCTGGCCTGCAGGCCCCTGACCATAGCTCCATCCGCCCCTAGATAATACCAGTCACCTTTATACCGATACCATGTGTTGGATACCATAGTGCCGGCACCGTCGAACCAATACCACTTCCCGTCCTCATCCAGGTACCAGCTATTCTTAACTGGATTCCCGGTATTGCCCAGGTAAAAGCTCCAGGCCCCATCGGGCCTCTGCTCCCAGCCGGATTTCTTTGGCTGCTCCGGCTCCGCCACAACATCATCCTGTATGTATCTGCGCACGCATACCAGGCCCTTACGCCACCCACCCGAGGCCCAGGAGTTGTATCGGTTCCTGCAGTAGGCGGTCAGGTCCTTATACGATGGCCTGCCGGAACCGTGGCCACAGATAATGCCATTACCGCAGTACATCTCAACATGGCCTATCCGTTTCGGCCGGCTGGCATCCGTGCCTGCAAATAACAGCATATCCCCTGGACGCAGCCTGGATGTGTCCGGAATTCCCTGTAATATGTCTGCATCTACAGTGGTCAATTCGGCTGCGGTGTACATCCCTGCGGTATTGGTGATACCGAAGCCCTGTCCAGCCTCTTTGTAGGCATAGCAGATTGAGCTGCTACAATCGCTGTAATAGTTTCCATCTTTATATGATTTATAGCAGTAGTCCCTCAGGGACTGGCTATATATGTTACGGCCTATAATCTCAGCATATTTGTCAATTACGGCCTGTCTCCTTGTTAATCCGGTCATGTTATTCCTCCAATCTAAAAAGGCCCCAGGAATTTCCCAGGGCTATCGTTGTACCGGTGCAACTTACTCCTCTTCGTCGTCTACTCCATTATTATTACGGTCACTTGGACCTCCCACACCGCTCTGGTGCTTACCTGGATGCGGTGTGTCCGATGGTGCTTCATGCAGATATGGGGTTGGCTGCTTTTCCTGCAGGTCTGGCCCCTCTGCCAGGTATCCTCCGTTCCCAGGAATATGCGCTGCATGTTTTCTTTTTGCCATAATATGTACCTCGCTTTCTTTTTGCAGTTGATAAGTTATACCGTTATAACCCTGTCGGCCGGGAGATAGCGGACCACCTCCTTTTACTCTGATTTTTTATACCCTGTTCTTCCCCAGATTTCCTTTAGGCGTTCCCATCCGTCCATGGATACAAGGGCAACAACAAAAGCAGCTATCATGCATCCAAAAATCATCCACCAAGTGACAGGCTGCTGCTTCCAGCCATCAGGCCAGGAACGCCGCCGGACACAATACCAGAGATAACACAATCACTACTGCTGACGTTGGCAATCTATCCAACCCCGGCCACGCTTTTATTACCTGTGTAATGACAGAAACCACAAATGCCATTAATCCAATGGCAATCATCATATACGAAATATACTGCATCATCAAATTCATATTCATAATTCCTTCCTCTCCTTCTGCCGATTCCTCCGGCATATCAATAAAGATTCTTTAAGGCTTGCTCATGAAGAAAATCTTTTTGCTCATGTTTGATTGTCTGTGCATATTCCAGGGCAGCGTGCATATCCCCGTTGCAGTGTGCATCCGGAATCCGCTGGACCGCTCGGGCCGTTGCCTCTCCCAGAGCAATTGAAGCGCTTACGCTTTTAATGATATAAAGCTCATTCTTCTCCCGTGTTGCTTCCCGTTCATCCAGAATTTTCTGTCGTTTGGTCCTATCTTCTTTGTCTTTTTCATCACGCTTATTTATTTTCCGTTGTATTAGCCAAAAGCAGAATCCCGTGATTGCTGATGGTATGCTCATGGCTCCAATAAGCGCCATAACACTAACAGTTATAACCATGATTCATCACCCCCTTTTTCATAATTTATACATGCACCGGCAGCCAGATTGTTTTTGGTCTGCTCCGCGTAAGCCCTATATTATAACGGGGCCGTTCTTCGTTCCACCACCAATACCGCAGACAGTCATCCAGGATAATCCCACACAAGCTTACCGGCATCCATAGCAGGCAGTACTGTGGGCATATCTGCCCCAACACATTGCCCGGCATATTACTGTAGTCCCAGACTCCCCATCCCAACCATAAGTTGATCACACATCCTGTCAGAAACTCCAGCACTGTAATAATACCGGCGCCAATCACAACCTGCTGCCATAAGGGCATATCCCAGAACAGAACCTCGTTAATCAGGCCCAGGCCGATAAAACATAGGCCGCCCAAAAGGAACATGGTCCAGTGGCTTCTATTGCGCCAAGCAACCTCCAGGAGTATGTATAGTAGTCCTCCTACACTCCACAGGGTGATATACTTATTAATTCGCCGGTGCGCCATTATCCACCCCCATCTCGGCTGCTATCCGGACAAGATATGACTTGAGCACCTCTGACTGATATCGCTCTGGAATATCCGCACCATAGAAAATCTCCTCCACCTCTTCCTTGGCCTCGCAGGCATCAATCCATACCTTGAGACTGATGCAGTACGTCTGATGGTAGCTGACGTGCCACATGGCCGCTTGGATGATGGACTGCATGTCTGCGTTGCTGTAGTACTTACAGTTGGTTGTAGGGGTGGTGTCGGTATGGTATTCGATGCTCTCCAATCCTGCGTTGACCTGTATCTGCTTACCGAATAGGTTGAGCTGGTCGCGCTCCTTTAGATCAAAATGCTCCACTGTTCCATCCGCCAATGTTACATTAACCCCTGATACAATCATGGCCTCACAGGCCGCATTTACCTCGGCCTTTTTGTTGTCCTGAACCTCTGCCAGTGTCGGCACATATGGTTCTGGCGGTACCGCTGGCTCCGGAGGGACCGGAGGTGTGTAAACACTTCCGTCATTGGATAACCATACCCTATTTCCTTCCTGCTTCCACACTGTCTCATAGCCGTGCAGGGTGGTGGCCTCTGTACCATCATCTGTATAGATTGTAATGTCGCCCCATATGGCCGGGATCGCGCCGGAAAAGACGATTTCCAGGACGTTTGCAGATTCTGGCCGGATGCAGCTGATTTCACACTGTCGTTCTTCCTTTCCAATTCTGATTTTTTCCATGGATTCACTCCTTTTTTGAATTATAAAAAGGCCCTTGTGGGGCCTGGTTTACGAGTTGCTTGTTGTGCTCAATACCAAGAAAGTTGAAATGCCGGGCGGAAAAGGGCGTGTCAACATCAGCAACAATTATGTGGCCCCATCAGACGGCTGGGTACGTTTACAGGTAAACGGAACCGGGAATGGAGCTTACATCCAATTGTTGAGCAGTGATGGTTATGTCAATACAGTTATCGGATTTTCGAGTGGCAATGTTGTCAATGGCATGCTCCCGCTCCGCAAAGGTGCTTCATTTACTTATGTTTTGGATGCATGTACGTTAATTTCGGCTCAATTTTATCCTTGCTAAATTTACCGTAAGTTGATAAGCAATCACTTGTAATATACTGTCAGTGTAGTATTGGCCTCATAAGCAGCACCATCAAAGACAAAGGTTGCAAGCCTGATACTTGTTGCTGATATTACCAAACTCACAGAAACATTCTCACCCAAATCGCCACCACGTCCCGTACCCATATTGGCCCGTTGTTCAGTTGCTGGCAACGAAATTGCAGGTATAGGAATAAAATAGTTTCGTGTAACCGAATAGGTATATGATACCACGGCGATAAGTTCTGAAAATGTCCCCTGCTGCGGAAGATCTATCGCCTGCCGCCCTTTTATCGTTCCCAGTAGCTTCCATGTAATCTTGGTATTGAGCACAGTATAAAGGTCCATCAGTACCTTGCCCTGAGCAGCTGATAATGGAAGGCCAGCATTATCAGTCACGCAGTTATTGACAACCTGCCCCGCGTATAGGACCAACTTAAATCCGGCCACGACATTGCGCATAAACTTTACAAGTGGCATCCTTGTGACAAAACTAGCCAGGAGGGTTGTTTTTCCGGTTATGCCCTCTACGGTTCCTGAGGCATCAAACTCAGGTGTTTCAATTCCTTCCATCCTCGTTTCCAGTTCTGCTAAATCCTCTGCTGACGCGGCCGCCCCTGTGCCGGTTTGAATATTAGCGGTTTCTGCATCAGAAATAGAGGTCAATATATCAATTGTCGCGGTTGCATTGAACATTTCAGCTTCCGACGGCTGATAATCCATTTTTTCCGGAACGCCTAATGATATACTGTATAAAATTTCCCCCTCGTCCGGGTCCGTCGCAAACAGCGCAAGCTCTGAGATATAATATCCGCTATTAAGGTTGCTATTGTTTGTAACGATGCGGATTCTAACCGTATTTTCATCAATAACTTTAATGCTGCTAATACCAAACTCATTTCTTGTGTTCTTTAAATCTGTGGCCTCTTTTAGTTCCTCTTGTCCGTCATATGTTCCATCACCAAGTTTTACTCTTGTAAAAGCAGCAGTTGTCTGGCCTGCCTTGATTTTAGCATCTAATGCAAGTCCTTTTGAAGTAATGACTGCTTTATAAAACATTGTGCGTCTCCTTTCCATCTAAACCGGTATCCATCACGATAATATGTGTATTCATTCTGTGATAAGCTACCGCATATAGCGCCTGGTCTATTTTCCTCATAACCTTCACATTTACCAAATGAGATTTTTTGGCCTTAACCTTTTCAATGACGTTCCCAAACCGCTTGACTGCATCTGGCGATAGCTCCGCACCTGTCTCCACATAAAAAGTTCCCGGTTCTCCATCAAATTCATACCATTCCACCATATTCCCTTCTCCAAAAACCGTTTGGATCATCTCATTAACCGCCGACACAGTCCCACCTTTTGCGTACCATGCCAGAGTATTTTTAATAACATTTCTCTTAATTTCGATTTCCATGGCTTCGTCGTAGTATTGACATCTCATTTCGATTGCCATTAAGTCAAGAAGTTCCTCCGGAACACCATCAATATTTGCATATAGTTTTATAGTCTGACTGAACTGGATTAATTTCTGCATGGCCATCTTGAATGCATAGCTAATAGCTATGATGTCAGTATCTTCTTTTAAACATGGCGGAAAAACGGATATTAGCTCCGCATCCTCGTATTTAATCATCCTCCAGTCCTCCATATGTTACACTTGTAAGTTCAAGTGATGCCACGCTCCCTGCAGGTACCACCGTAAATACTGGAGCGGTTATCTGGAGCCGTTTGGCTCCAGCCTGCGTCACAATTCGCGTAAGGACATCCGGATTAATGTCTCTCCCCATTTTTGTCCTCTGCCATAGCTTATAGTCCTCGATGGCTTGGTTTACAGCTGTCTGGATGGCTTCTGCTCGGTTTTTGTCGCTTGCGTTTATGTAGTACTTGACATCAATGTTGTATGTCACCAATTCAGGAGCCCTAACGATTACTTTGTCTGTTGTTGGTTTGATGTCCGGGTTTGACATATATTCCTTGAGTGCCTGTATGGATTCTGTCCCCGGTACTTTCCCTCCTTCAAGCAGATACCGTATTTCAACCTCGCTCGGATTGGGCGAAATTACTTTCACGTCCGATATGTCATGATTAAATTCTTTGACATGATATTTGTATGAGTCCTCCGTTCCTGCTGTGGAATATTTGGACGGAGCCTCATATATCCGCACCCGAAGGGATTCATCTTCCTCGATATCCTTCCCGTTCTCAGCTTCGGTAATGTTTGTCGCTGAATCAATATATGGCACCGGGTCAACGATAGTTGTTATATCCCCAATTCCATAATCGTTCCCAGCCTTGCCCGTCGTCATGCAGGTTGCTCTTATGTCAACATAGGTATCTCCTATTGGTATTTCTCCATATTCGTTTGTGGCAAAATAAATGCCGTCTCCGGCGGTCATCCTGGTACCTGCCGGTATTCCTGTTGTTGTGGTTCTGGCCGTCTTAATCGCGAAGCGTATAGTGGTAGTGGAGCCGGATGCGCTTCCCCTCCAAACATGTTTCATTCCACCTAGATTTTCCAAAGATGGGCCTCTGCTGTATTTTAATAAGGCCATCTTACCCGCATCGTCAGCAAACATATACCCTTGGTATATATAATAAGCGCCGGCCTGAAGAGTTAATTTCCTATCATCTGCTGCAGCCAATACCACATCTTTGCCTGTCAGTTCTTTCTTTTTCTCTTTGTACCATGCTATCATTTCATCTTCCAGCCGTTTAACTGTGTAATGGTCTATGAAACTGACATCCGGATACTCATAAATCGTTCTCATTTCATCAGAGATATCGCTCACTTAACCGTCCCCTTTCTCCAGATGCACAGTGGAAATTGTTTTTCCTTGGTTGTCATATTTAAATTCCACACTCTCTACGGATACTCTTGGCTCATATGTCTCAACTACTTCTACCACATCCGTCGCATAATCATTCTCCAGTTCTGGCGGAATTTGTGATAGGGAATTCCACTTCAATCCCATCCCTCTGGCTAATGGGATAGAATTCTTCGGAATGCGAAACAGGTTTCGAAGGTTTCTTCGGATATCTCTTATCTGGCCTTCTGTAAATTCTTCTGAGAATTCATATTCAGTCTGCACCATCATACCCCCTTAATAATATTCCGTCATGGTGACGTCAATCTTCATCGAAAATATTTCGCCTCTTTTTAAAACAATCTCGTAGGCGTCACTCTGGCCTATGAGCATCGCCTTGCTGCATATTTTCTTTCCACCAATCACCAGAGGGGCTACATATCCAATTCTCTTTATCAACTTCTGTTCCTCTTTGTAAGGTTTCACTCCCAGCATGGCATTTAATTCTATCGTAAAGGTTATGCCTTCCAGGTCTTTTCCCAGATATTCCAAACGTGGTTTTGTGCCGATTATGTTATGCTTTGCTGTTCTGGCCGTTATTTTTCTTCTAAAATTCGTGAATGTAAGGATCCTGTTATCGTTGGTACTGAATTTTAAATAACTTCCCCAGTTCCCAATCTTCGCCATCTTTATTCCCCCTCATGTGCCTTCTTTATGGCTAACAGTTCTCCTATTGTTATTGAACCAGATGTGTCCCTGAATGTCATCACGCCATCATCAACCAGGATACCTGCCTTTGTGTCATCCTGCAAGCCGAGTATACCCCAAGTACCACTCCGGCCTCCATGCCATTTGAAAGATGCAGGACTATAACCATATCTCCCTTGTTCAGCCTTTGCGCCAATCCACATGGCATAAATACGGGAAGTTCATCCGTGACTTCTCCGGTCCTATCCGGATAATACACCGATGCGAGGCCATCATCCTGATTAAATGTACTGATAAATCCTATCCTTGTTCCATCCATCCCGTGTTCTCCTTACATTCGATTAAAAATACGATATCCTGACGCTCCCATGCTGTATCCTCCACTACCGCTTACTTTGTGTGTCACTTTATCAACGAAATACTTTCCGTTGCACCTTCCCATTCCATATATTTCTATGTTGCAGGTCGCCACAATGTTTGGATTTCCCATAGCTCCAAACGATACTGTCACTGCCTTTTCATTGGCTGCATTGACCTTAGCCTTAGCAATTCTTTGCGCCTCTGCCTCGTTTTCAGCTTTCTCATTGATGTGGAGGAGCCTTGGCCCGGCACCTACTGTTATATCTATAATTTGTTGCTTATCGCCTTTCTTGTACCCTTTTTTGGGCCGAGGCACCACATAAGAAATTGTGGCTCCTGTGTAAGTTCCATTTAGTGTGCTATTCCATGACCAATTTCCATCAAAATCATTCTCCGTGAACCTTGCGGTTATTCCTCTTGATTCATATACTGACTTGTCAAATATGACCAAGGCCTTTTTATAAATCTTGAGGAACATTCCTTGCTTTTCGCAAATATCATACAGGAAGGCGCTATCCGTCTGGTTGCTCTGTTCCACCGTCTCAATGACCGGTTCAGCTCCCCAATAAAACAGGTCTTTCATTTCATACTTTTCTTTCATTTCCTGGGCAATCTGCTTCAGTGTAACCCGCTTCCAAGTCTTTGATACCGGATCTGTTTGAAACGAACTTGATGCCGGAACCGATACGCCCTTGATGGCACACTGCCTCGGGGCGCCCGAATAGGTTATGTCATCCAGGGTAAAGTTCCCGCAATGGTATTTTAGCAAGTCTCCGCTCCTGAACCAGTTGTGGAGCCAGAATGTCACATCCAGATCATGCTCCTTTTCTGGTATAAAATCGTTCCGCAGCCAGCTTGCATCCCTATCGCAAAAAGTAAGAGAAATTTCATCCGACATCCCGGACGAATTATCTGTATAGCTCATATTCTGAAGCCGACCAGATAATCCAACTTCTTTTCCGTCATATAACACTTCAAATTCTACGTATCTCGCCTCATCCATCCAACATTTCCCTCCATGTTGGGAAATCGCTCAATACCGTACTCCCTGTAATCTCCTCCTTTTCAGGCAGATTCAACACGATGCCGGACGGAAATACAAAAAATTCAAGTTTATCCCTATTTGCATCCATGATTCTATCGCAATAATGTTCGTCCCCATATACTTCATATGCTATCTGGTCCCATGTCTGTCCGTTTATCGTAGTATAAGTTTTTTCATCAACTATGCCTCCTGTCAGAATGCCAGCCGTGCCCTATCTTTCTGGAATCTGTGCATAAACTGTTCGAAGCGTTCATAATCCTCATCTATCGCATTTCTGTAGGTTCGTTCATCTCCTCCGTATATCTGTATGGTCGGAGAATATACGATTTGATTACTTGTATTATCCTCCATAACGCTTCCTGCGCTTTACTGGGCTGCACATGGCTTTCAATCACTCCCAGCTCTTCCCCTGCCTGTCTCCATATGGATACCGCATGTTCCGAACCATCTAATGGGATAAATGCCTCTTTACCATCTTCCGCAAATACTCCAAAATGCGGCGTATCAAAGATTCCCCCTTCTGCATGTTTATTCACCACTACACCATGAGGATTTGAAGTTGATGACTGCCTGGTAGTTACACTTCCAACATCCATATTGAAATCCACAGTTCCATATACCTGCATATTACCAAAACGGCTTTGTAGTGTATTCTCTGCCTCATTTGAGAGTCGAATGATTGCATCGTCCACAATATTGGCATTATTATCAATATAAACCGCTATTTCTTCTGGTATCTTTGCACCGCCTTTGCGCGCTTCATCAATCGTCTTTTTATATTCACCGTTTTCCGAAATAGACAATGCTATAAGCTGCCATATTGCTTCCTGATTTCCGGCAATTGCGCCTATTGCAGAAGCGTCTGCCAATCCATCTGCTATCGACTGAGGAACCGCCTTTCCTGCTGCAAGGTATCCTTGGGCCTGTTTCTGTAACTCAGCGTAATTCGGCTCCATATCTTTCCACAGTTCCTCTATTGCCTTACGTGATACCTTATCTATATCTTTGATACCCAGAGCTGACATAACTGTATCCGAATCCCATGTGATCGTATCATTGTAGCCCTCTTTAAGCATCGTAACCGCATTCTTCGTGACTTCATTAATCCCACTCTCAATATCCGGCATAGCTTCATTAAGTGCATCCTGGTATGCATCGCTAATTGATTGCGTCTGGAAATTCAATCCTTTTAATTCCAGTTCCATTCGATTCTCCGAAAGTTCGCTATCCAGGTTCGCTTTTAGCTCATCGTACATTTGTTGCGTAATGTATGCTGCATCGTCCTTGCCTATATCTCCCGATTGGCTCCTTGTTAGTCTTAAGTTAAGCGCTCCAAGATTATATTCATATGATTGGGATAATGCTGACTTGGCTTCTGTAATTTGGTCTTGTATTTCCTTTTGTAAATTCCGGAATGTATCGGCATCCAGTTCTTTTCCGGTATATTCAACTCTTATTCTCTCCAACTTTGCATCTAATTGTGATTGAGCTACTTGGTCTGTCACTCGCGCCAGCTGCGCCTGCAGCTCCTGGATCAATTTGGCTTCATCCGTATCAATGACGCCATCTTCCATGGCGCCGTTATACGCTTCACCAAGTTGTTTTCCGAGTGCAGTTATATCTCCATTGATGCTTTGGTACATGGCATCGAATCCCGCTATCAGTTCTTGTCCGGTCTCGTCTCCCTCACCAAACAAGGCGTTCACATTCAGATGTGCTGTGTATTGGGCTTGTTCTACTAATGCGATGCTGTTATCTATCATGTTATTGATTGCTTCATCAAACTGCCCCTGCTCCGTTTCTGATAATTGCAATCCCATTCCGACTTTCCATGTGAGTTTATTAATAGCTTCTGAGCTCGCGCTGATATCGTCTGCAATATCCGAAACTTTCCCAATCTCTTCCCATGGCTTTCCCCAGTTGGTTCAGCACATCCTCTCCAATAATCTGTTCAGCAGCATCTTTAAGTTCCCCTAAAGATAGGCTTATATCGCCAAAGTGATTGGCCAAGTTTTGCTTTTTCATTTCAGCATTAGCCATTTTCACTTTAGTAGCCACTCCCATAATTGCGCCACCCGCAATGGCAGCCGCGCCTAAAGCAGCTGTCACCGGGTTGCTCATCATTGCTACCCGTAAGGCATCCATGGCCCCTGCAGTATCGGTGATGGTCTTTACTACCTTCATTGTGGTAATGGTGGTTCCGATGGCAGCCAATCCGCCGGCAATTACATCCGGATGCTCCATCATCCATCCGCCTACCTTTAATAATGGTTCCGCAAACTCTGTTATAGAGTCCTTTGCCTCCTCGAGTTCCCTTACAATGGTAGGAATGTTCTTCTTAAATTCCTTGGCCATCCCTTCCATAAACTTTCCATCAAACAGGCTGGCATCATTCGTAAAATCTAATGCAATGTCAAGACAGTCTGAAAGAGGGTCTCTGAAATCCTGGTAAAGTGATATTCCGACATCCGTTATCCGGTTCTTCACCATGTCTAAACGGCTTTCAAACGTCTTGTATCTCTGCTCGGCTTCTTTGGTCAAGGCTGTGTTTTCATCGAACGAATTGTTAGCCAGCGTCAAGGCATCGCTAAATAATCCACTGGCATTTGCTGCCCTTAATAGCGTGTCCCTCAGACGTACCTCTTTAATATCCATGCTATCCAGCGTCACAATTGCAGACTGCCCCAGCCGTTCTGTATCATTCAGGCCAGAAATGAAGGCCGATAATGCGCCTGCCGCATTATCTTTAAAAGCATTGGCAAATTCCTCTGAGGTCATGTTTGCCACATCTGCAAAGTCCTGCAGACTCCCCGCGGAATCTTGAGCTTCCTTTACAGATGCTTTAAGCTGTTTTGCATTCCATCCGACAGATGCAGCAAAATTATTTAGGGCTTTTCCACCTTCGGCAACTGCATGTTCCGCCTGCTCCCTTGTGTGTCCAGTCCGTTCCATTGAGGCGTCTATTTCTGCCCATGCATCCGCCCCAGTCTCGACCGCAAGCTGCATGTTTACCATCATCTTGGACATGGCGGAACCGCCGGCTTCCGCTTCAATTCCTACACTGGAAAGAGCGGCGGCGAATCCCATGATATCTCCCTCGCTCATTCCTACCTGTTTACCTGCGCCAGCTAGACGCATACCCATCTCCACGATATCCGCCTCTGTGGTAGCCATGTTGTTTCCCAGGGCTACCACAGTGCTTCCGAGATTTGCAAATTTTTCTTGAGACATGTCTACAATGTTTGCAAATTTTGCAAACTGTGATGCGCCCTCATCTCCCAGATTTGTTGCCACCTTGAGGTCAGCCATGACATCCGTAAACTCTGCAATATTTTCAGTATGTATTCCCAGCTGTCCGGCTGCCTCTGCAATCTCTGCAAGCTCCACCGCCGTCTGAGGTTTGTTCTTAGCCATGTCCCTTAGTCTATCTTCCAGCTCTGCGAACTGTTCTTCCGTTGCATCTACTGTTTTTCTGACTCCAGCAAAAGCAGATTCAAAATCAGATCCCGCGCTAATGGCCATTCCTCCAACCACGCCCACAGCTGTCCCGGCAGCAGCCATAGCTGCTGCCGTAGTCATTACCGCCTTCTTAGCTCCGCCCCAAGCAGCATCAATCCCTGGCCCCGCCTTGGTCATGGCATCTGCAAACCCTACGGTTGTGTTGCTGGCTTTGGCGGCCTCACGGGCAATTGAATTTATCTGTTTTTTTGTAAGATTGCATGATTGTCCAAGTGATGCATCCACCATTCCTGCAATCTTAATTGCAAGCTCGTATTCCTTCCTGCCTGCCATGCCTTCCGCCCTCCCTTACTTCTTCTGTGTGACCAGTTTCACCAGCTGTGACAATTCCTCAATCGGCATCTCATATAAATAATCCAATCCCGTTCTGGTGGCCATGGAAATTCTTACGATGCATTTCCGTATGATGTCAACTTCATCCGGACGCATCACTTTACGTAAAAAAAAGCTGTTACCGTCTCTTTTAGGCGGATGGAATCGCGTGCCTTCATCCCATCGCAGAATTCCCACGGTTTCTTATTTACCCTTGCTGCTACCAGCATCGCATACTGCCTTGTCACTTCCATGCGCGCACCGAAATACCCCATTGCAATCATTTGTCGGTCAATGTCGCATAAATCCCGTGCTGTGAGATTAAATAAGCCATCAAGGTTGATTTCCGTAACTTCTTCCTTGTCAAACATATACGGGTCTCCAAGTTTTACGACAAGAAGCCCTTTTCCATTCCCAGCAAAAGAGGCCGTCTCCACGGCCTCTTCGTTCTTTATATCCTTATTTTCGTCCAATATCTTTTCCTCCTTCATTAGCAGAGTTTCCTGACCTTTTCCATCAGGTCCTGCCCTCCGATTACGCAAACGCTATTCAGTTTGTCAATCTCAATCAGCTTCTCGCCGTCAATCTCATATAAGATATAGGTCGCTTCGATGTTGAGTTTTGAGCCCATGGCATTTCCAGGTTTCAGGCTTCCGGGCGACAACGTCTTGTTTCTTCCTTTTACCACATACCTCATTCCCATAAGATCGGATACCCTGTGGACTTGTCCGTCACCTGGATGGCGCCTCTTACATTGATGCTCACCTGTTTCATTGGGTTCGCATATTTCAGAATGGGCGCATAAAGTATCCTAAATGGTATCTCCTGGGTGATGGATGTGTAATGTCCAATGACCGGTACGTCATATGACCCTGCAATCCCTGCTCCGGTAATAGTAGAAACCATGTTTGACAGCTCCGCAAAACTCATTTCGTCAGTAATTCCAATCATGATATCGCCATCTCCGTCGTACACATTAAAGTTGTTTACGACCTCCGGAATCACCATATTATTCATTTTCATATGCTTATTCACCTCCTAATGCATTCTGGATGATTGTTGGGTCAAATTCTATCTGGTTATTAATAAATTCTGCCGGCGTCCAAAAGGCAATCTTTGTGTGAAATACAATGTTCCCATCCAAGATGCTCTGGATTGGGTTTTCATTCTCATTAAAACTAATAGATCCGCCTGCAATCTTATCCGGTGCCAGGCCATTCAAGTACTGGTTTTCCGAATCAACTACCGATTCAATCAGCCTATAGTTGGTGTTGTCATCGACCTTGTTTTTGTATGTAAGAATAAAATGATTCCTATGCCAGCTCATCATCCTGCGACAGTTAATCCATCGGTCCCTCGGATCTGTTGTCCCTGGATACGCAGCGGTGTTATTGCCCCATGATTTCCAGCCATTGTCATTGATAGCTGTCACAATTCCAAACGAGTTAATCAGTTCTGCCATGGATGTATCAATCACGATTTCCGTTCCGTCCTCCAGCACAGTTGAGCTTACATTCAGAAGTTCATTGGATGGGCTCTTGCAAGGCATGTCATCATTTTCAACATCCGTTCGTGCAGTCATGGCTGCCCACACAGCAGAGTATGAATACCGCTTCTTTCCTAATTTTACTTTAGGCCAGAGCAGGATTCCGTGCGGGCTGCTCACTCCCATGGCCTCCTTGGCTTCTTTTAAGGCCGTATAAAGTTTCGTTGTTCCGCTATCCATATCAATAGCAGCCTCGCAGAAGAAAGTTCCATTGATGCGTTCAGCCTTAGCGCACATGACAGCTGCAACCTCCGGAATTTTCGACCATTCCGGAGCAAGCAGGATACCAGGAACCAGTCCAAGTTTGGGATAAACTTGTCTGATTACCTCCAATCCGGTTTCCTGTCCAGTTGCAGCATCATATCCTCCGATGATGCTCTCCTTGTTTATCATAGTCGGATCCAGCTGGTCCGCCTCAGCTTTCAGCCCTGTTACTGCTTCTGTTTTTTCTGTGGTAAACAGCGTGATGTCAACTCCGCCTTCCTGGTTAAATTCCGCCAGGTAGTCCGTCCCTTTTGTCAGTGGCTCCCCGCCTGGTCCATGACCTTAAGGGTGTTCATCAATATTCCCGTTTCTGTAATGGTGGCCTTTTTGTCAGTGACGGTAATTTTTATCTCCCTCAATTTTTAAGGCCTTTTTTGTGTTTTTTGGGATCTAATACATTTATAAATATCACTGGTGCGATGCCGAATATGTTGAAATTTGAATCCATTGACTGGCATAGTGTATATGCCGTAAAATCATCGCTGTAACCCAGAATCTTCTGCGCCTCTGGCATGTTATTTACTATGACTGGAGTGTTAACCACAGCTTCAGGTTCCTCAGCCAGATTGACTGGCGCCGTCCCTATTACGACCTGTAGCCCTGATGTTCCTTGCACCGGTACAACAAGCTGTGTATCCAGTTCTTCCGTATCAATTCTATGGTTGTATGCCATATCAATTACTCTCCTTTCCTGCTGGTCTTGACTGCCAAATAGAATCTCTTCATGGCCGAGTCAGGCTTTGCCAGTTCCTTTGTGGCCTTTACCACGTCAGCAATTGGTATTATCAACTCACGAATCGCTGGGGTTTCCTTTGCTGCCTCCTCCAGTGCCGGAGGTAATCCATTACTATACACAGTCCCGCGGGCTACTCCCTTAAAACTTGGTCCCACATAAATCATAGGCTCCGGTTTCTTTACCACTTCTCCATTCCTTTTTTCTGATGTAACTTCCTCTCTTTCTGCTATAGATTCAGTCACCTTTTTATCTTCTTCCGTTGCTATGCTTTCTTTTTTATTCATGTAAATATGTTCTCCCTTCTATATCCTCGAAACTGAAACACGGTCCCTATTGCTCCAAAAAATACGGGTATGTATCCTCTTCCTGCAGGCCCATTCAAAACTTCCCTGGCAGGTATATTGCCCTGCCAGGATTGGATTGACGGAAAATCGCTCATAGACCCGCTGGATCAGATTAAGGATTTCCATGTGGCCCTGATTCTCGTCCGAATTATTGTAAATTCCAAAACATATCCCAACCTCTACCTGTTGCGGCCCGTTGATTTCCGAAATGCTCCCGTTCATTATTTTCACAAGACACCATGGGCATTTAAATACTGCATCCGCCTCTCCCGTGTCCTGAAAATCCATAGTCCCCATATCGTAGTCGGCTGTATGCGTCCTTATGCCAGGAACCGGCAGTGCCTGCCCATATACATTCAGCGGCGCCATCGTCTCCTTTCCCGGAACATGGAAGAGCATTCCTGCCGCCACTTCCTTCATTTCTCCCATTAAAGCCCGCTGAAACAGCAGTGGCGTCTGTGCCCTTGCTTCCATCACGTACCTCCTAATGCCTTAGAAATCACTTGCTCCACCTGATTGGACATGATTTCTTCAATTTCTTTTTCTGTAGCCCCATATACTTTGTCGCTCCCAATCATTGACTTATAGGATGGTGACAAGAGTTTTTTTAGCTTTTCCTTGCTTGGATTCTTAACCATGTGGGTTCCTGGTTCCCTGGTGACGACGGCTACATGTCCGCTTTTAAACTGTACCACAAATGCTCCTTTTAAAGGTTTTGGGCTCCCCTTCAGTACATTCCCCTTGATTGTCTTTACGCTTCGTTTTCCATCCTTACGATATGACGTCCTGGAAATTTGAAGGCTTGACACATGGAATTCTTTTATGTCATGTATAGGTGACTTAAATTTTATTGTAGCTGTCAGGTTCCCGGCGGCGGCTTTCAATATGGTTGACGAGGCAAGGATGGCTCCTTTCTTGGAAACTTGTCCGGCATATTCCTTTGATGCCTTTTCAGCTAATAACCTTTGTGCCCTCTTCGCAGTATTGTTAATGGTTGTCTTGATGGCTGCGGATGGGTTCTTAATTCCATCCAGGCTTTTTTCAATTTCTTGTAGCTGGTTTTCTTTTATTTTGATTGTAAGCCCGCTCATGACTTAACCGCTCCCAGGGTAATGCTGTATACTCCGCCCTCATCAATGGCATCCTCAATTAAATAATAACTATCATCCATCCTCAGTTTGCATCCTATTGGCGGGAATGGACCGAAATCACTTTTGCGTACGAATAAGACAATTTGTTTCTTGAATATCCCATCTATTTGTCCATGCTCCGACTGTTTCTTTTGCCTTTCCACTACTTCCAATCCATCAACAATGACTTTCATGGTCTTTCCGTCAATGATGTGTTTCTCTCCAAACTCATCCGCATTGAAGAATGTTTCCTCGATATCCTTCAGCGCCATCTCCTTGAACCCGCTCATATACTGCCCTCCTATGCATCCACGATTAAGTCCTCAGCACCAACCCAAATGGGGGTGTCATCAGGCTCCCCTGTATCAATCGCATCCTCAATTTCTACCGGTGCTGCAATGATAGCCTCTATGAAATTGGCTTTTTTCTTACATCTTGTAATGTCAATATCCATATCCGATGCCAGTTTCTTAAGTTCTTCTACCGTCATCGTCTCCAGCTGTTCCCTTGACAGATGTCCAATCATTGTAGCTTCCTGGACGGCAATATCCACGTATTCAGCTACTCCCATCCCCACAAGCCTTTTCGCCTTTGCATCATCGTACTCAAACGGGCCATCTTCATGTGTCTTAGTGGTATACCGTTTTATCCCATTTCCGTCCAGGTAGGATATTCCGCACGTCCCTCTTATTACTCTGATTTCTGCCATATGTCATGCTCCTTTCCCTTTACAGTACATCCGCGACAATAAATGGGTTCTCGTTATTCGGGATACACAGTGGCGCTGTTGTTAGTATCATTTCGCGCGTATTGTGGATAGCATCGCTGACATACTTCGGAACATCAATTGCTGTATACGTGTGGAATTCCCCATCAGACTGCTCCACCTGAGTGATTGCTCCGTAAACGGTTCGCCCTGCCGCAGCTGATGCCACAGCAATCTTCCCGGAAGGTATGTACGGTTTGACCGAACCGTCCACCTCTGCATATGTATCCTCATACAGCAGGAAATCTATCATTCGCCCTTTAATGTTCAAACGGGCGATTTTTGATACTCCGCTCGGAAGGACGGCCGGGTCGATACCACCTATATTGTAATTGCGATTGTCCAACAGGCGGATAATCCATTCATTGTTTAAAATAACGTCAGCAACGTCCGGTGCGACCAATACCTCTGTGGCATCCAATCCTCTGGTCGTGAGCATGGATATCATTGCCGCCACATCACTCAGAATTTGCTTTCCTGATTCTTCTGTGGTTGTCCACTTTGCATCCGGTGTATATACCGCCGGATTGGATTTACCGTCATAATAGCGTACCTCGCGTTCATTGAACTTATGGAGGTCATCGACATATTCATTCATGATGCACCCATTATTAAAAATGACTTCGGCAGCCATGGCCTCCTTCCTTCTCCTGTTCATATTCCGCAGTTCATCAAGATCGGCGGCAATGATAGCTCCCTGGCGTTGTGCTGGAGTCAGATTCCTATAAAGAGCCTCTCCAAACCTTCTCTTTTTCAGTTCATCTAATGTGAGGGGCCTTTTCGGGGCAATATAGGACGGAGTGAACTGCTTCATTGTGTATCCATCCCTTAATATCGTAATTCCCCCTTTTCTTGGAGCAACAAAGGGGGACGCCATTTTATTTCCCTTTTTATATTCCACCAATACGTCATCCGTGCTAAAAATATCACTGGCTTCATTTGTAGGAAAATATCTGTCTAACAGGAATGTGTGCAGCGGCGGAAGAAGCTGCACCGATGCCAAAAGTGTATGCGTGTCAAAAAATTAACTGCCATTTAATATAATCCTCCTTCTCAAATTTCAATTGCGTCAGACAGAAGAATTCCAACGGTGCGGAATGCTTCCTTGTCATCTGCACTGATGGTGTGTCCCTCTGCCACAATAAGACAGTTGGCATTAAAATGTCCTGAACGATATGCGATTGCATCCACATCCGCAGTCGTCCCTACTTCAATATCCTCCGCCAAGACACAGTTGGCCGTCAGTATCTCGTTCTGCGCGGCCGCTGTCCCCAGCAACACCATCTTTTTATCTCCAGCTGTTCCTCCGCTTAAGGCAAGTGCTGTGCCTCGTTTAAAAACTGCCGGTGCTTCCAGTTTACGTACTGTCACCGTAAACACTTCTGCCGGCGGATAAATCCCATTGAATAAATTATCATACTTTGGTGTTTCTATTGTACCGTCAAGTCTATTTCCCATTGATGTTTCCTCCTTTACCCTCTACATAAGCATTTACGGCTGCGAGTATGTCTGCCGCATCCTGCTCCTTCTCATTCACAGGCGCCCCACCATTAGGAGCTGCCCCAACGCCGTTCGCTCCGGATTCTGCCCCGTCTCTGGAGTAATTTTCAAGGAACTTCTGCCCCGATGCCGCGCTTTTTTTCATCACGCGGAAGCACAGTTCCTGTGCTGTACAGCACTCATTTCCATATTTGGCTTCGTCAACCATTTTTGGATCCGGAACCGTGGCCGCGATAGAATCAATTTCCTGGATTCGATTACGTTCATCCGTTACCGCCTTATCAATCAATTCCGATTCGGCCGTCCTGGCTTCCTGCTCAATCTGCATCACCAGGTCAGGATGTGATGCCCTCAATTCTTCAATCGTCATAAATCTGTTACCTCCTTCTTTCCCCGCGCTCGCGGTAAATCTATTTCCACCCGCCGCATATGGCGGTTTTGGAACCATTTTCATGACCGGAATTGTACCGGGTATATTTCGCAGCCCTCCAATATTATGGGCGACGCCATTGACATACAGGACCTTGCGGTCCATTGTCATGCTCATTTCCGGATTCTTCCCAGTTTCATTGAGGGCATCCGCAAACCCTTTTTCATTGGCTTCCCTTCCAGTCATCCATGTTTCATCTGCCATCATTCCGCGCAGGGTTTCCGTATCCATTCCAGTTTTGGCACTATATATTTCTGCCACCGCTCTCTCACTGGCATCCATCCCCTTCATGAGCCGTTCCATATCCTGAACATTTACGCTGTCCCAAAGCACAACGCTGACTCCATGAATCATGATTAACGAACCGGGATATACCGTTACGTTATCCCCAGCGCACATAATGACCTCGCCGCGCTCGCCGCAATTCCTTCCACTATCACATTAACCTCGGCAGTGAGCGCCTTTAGTGCATTGTGGATTGCTATACCTGTATAAAGGTCGCCCCCGCAGCTATTCAGTTTGACTGTAATTCGGCTTTTATTCTTGACGACCGCCAGGTCATCCATGAAGCCTTCCGGTGTGATATAAAAGCCTGGCTTAGGCTCTCCTGTCCACCAGTCAATTGGCTGTTTACTCATTACATCTCCATAAAGGGTGATTTCTCCCTCATCATCGCTGATACTTGCCATGTTCCAGAATTTCCTTGCTTCCTTTGGCTGGATTCCCTGTGCCGGGCTTGCTCCCATTCGTAATTTATGTTTCTTCACTTCCTTGACCTCCTTTTATGGCCTGTTTTATTTGTTCTGCAATGGCAAGGCTGCGCAATGCTTCTGTGTGCATCTGCTTCGTATTGGCCGGGTCATGCAGACTGCTCCCTTGATTGCCTTTCTGATGTGGGTCCGGCTCCTTCCCACCCAGCTTTTCGTTTTCCCGCTTTAGCTGTTCTACATTGGCGTCCCACTGTCCGCCGTTAAGCCTGATTGTGCTCTGCTCATGCGTTGAGAATCCTTCGCTACAGGCAAGTATTTCAGCTGTTATTTCTTTGGTTGGGTCCAGTTGTCCCTGTGACGGTCCGAGCCACTCACTTCCGAGATACGCGGCACGTATGGTCGGGTTCTCAAAAAACCCGGGGCCTGTATACGGCCTCGGGCAACTGCCTCGCTCATCCACACTTCATATATCGGGCGGCAGAAATCATCCGCCACCCATTCTCGACGCATCTTAAATCCCTTCCATGCATCCAACATAGCCGCACGACTTGCAGAATAACTTGAATTATAGGATTTGAGAAGCTGGTCAGAAGGTATCTCAAGGGCCGCTCCTACCTGCTTAGATATGGAACAAACAAAATCGTCAAATCCCTTTGCTGGTCTTTTGGGGTCAGCGAATGTCACATCCTCCCCCGGTTTCATGATATTAACTTGACCGGGTCCCATGCTATAATCATTTTCTTCCTCTGGCCCTGCCGGCTTCTCGCCTGAAACAGGATTGAATGGATTTAGTTCCGTCTGACTCTCGGTTTTAATGAAGGCCGTAAAAAGGATTCAATCATCGCAGCCATCAGCTCTGATTCCGTATAGCGTCTCAGCTGGAGCAACGGCTCTATGGCCTGGGCCAAATAACTCACACCTCTGTATTGGTCTGGACGTTCACAGTCAATCACATGTATTACATTTGGCAGCCTGTATGTTCCTGATATGCAATCACCCTCTTCCATTCTGTGTTTGATGCACCAATCTCAAAAGGATATGTGCTTCGAATGTGGTAGGCAACCACCATTCCGTTGCCATCCACTTCTACACCGTCATATATAACATTTCCATTTTCTTTATTCTTCCCAGTGGTATAAGCAATGGACGGCCCAATACTGGATCCGATTGGTGTGGCTATACGGTCCGCTTCAATCAAGTGTATCCTTAATGCATACGGAAACATCTTGGTAACCGGATACTGCTTGATAACTCCCACGCAGTCTCCAGATAGCAGCCAGGAGATTAAAGCTAACTGCTGCAGTCCATAAAAATTATTCATTCCTGTGGCATCGCAGGCACGTTTGTTGCTCGCCCATAACGCAAATTCCCGTTCCGTTGTTTTCTGCCACACTTCGGCCTGCTCAGGGGATAATCCCAAAGCCTCCCGGTCCAGCCGACTTTTTAATCTCAATCCAACACCAATGACATTTGTCCGATTTGTCTTGATGGCCGATGTCGCAATTGGCGCTGCCATATAAAGCATCCTGGAGCGTTGCCTCATTGTGTAGTTGTTAAAATCAATGTCCTCATGGGACGATCCGCTCTCTGCAAAAAAACCTTTTAAGGCCCTTTTGTGATAGCTTGCACCAGCGTCGCCATATCCTTTGTTTTGAAACCTGACGGAATCCGGCAAATACATCATTCTTTTTTTATCGTAGTTAATTCCGTTCACCTCCCTTACCAATCACGCGGTACCACGCCGACTGCCTTTCGAGGCGCGCCCCCTGACATTCTTCCCTCAAGTTCCTTTATCTCATCTTCCAATTCTTTTATCGCAATCCGTATCTGGCCTAAATCCGTGTTGTATCTGGCCAGATTCCTGCTGCCCATACCATAGCTTTGTACCCCTCTGTCCAGCATCTCCGCCTCACGCTTATAGTACAGATTAAGTCTGGTCCTTTTTATTTCCAGGTCGCTTTCAATCGCTTTACGCGTATTCATTCTTACCTCCTTACCAATCATCAAAAACACGCTCGCGTGTAGTTTGATTCTTTTTCTTTCTGTGTTCCGGACTTCCGCGCGCCTTACTCTTCGGCGTCTCGTCAAGCCCTTAAGACGTCTTTCCACTGCATCCATATCAGGGTTAATAATTTTGAACCCTGCCATCGCATAATTGCGACAGTCAAGGGCCTCATTTCGGTTATGCCCGGGTAATTTCTCCCATGACCATTTATCACCACGGCTCGTATGTGTAAGTACTAATTTTTCAGAAAGCAATCCATTAAAATAGTTAAGGTCAAACCCTGCATCTGGGTTTCGATTAAAATGACAGAATTTTGGCCCTGCCTCTTTAACTTTCAGATTCCCCATGATTGAGGCCTTTCCAGCATCAACCCCCAATATATAAAGCCAACAGGTAATTTTTTTATTATCTCTAATCGCCACGCGTGTAGGTGGTGAAACAAACGGGATTCCATCGCCTCCCTTTCCTTTTATGGCAAAGACTCTTTTGTGCACCCTCGCCCGGCAAGCCTCATATACCTCCTGAGTAAAATGCCCACCTGAGTCAATACAGGTAATGGATATCTTCAGGCCGCGACCGGTGCGGAATTTATACACATGGTCAATAACATCATCAAGCCGTTCCCATACTTCCTCTGTGTCTGGCCTTCCCATAATGAATCCCTTTACAATTCCCCATGTTTCTCCATAATGTCCATGTCCAACAACCTCATATTCGAGGCGGTTGTCCTGCGTATCAACACCACAGGTAAGTACCAGCGCTCCATCAGGAAGTTCGACTTGGGTACCATCTGCATTTAGACCATAATCCTCCCGACGTGCCAACATAGTATCCTCGTCCTCTAAATCTCCACGGTCATCCCAAAGTTGACCAAACAACGTATTATAAACCACCTTTAGGCGTTCCGGATCGTCTTTGGCATCAAGGAATTCTAATGCAATCTTTGACCATGGTGTCCACGGGGAGCTAAAGGCATTCAACCAAAAGGAGCGTATCCCTTTTTCATATGCTTCTGGGTTTTCTGCAACCCACTTTGCTGGCTGCTTCCTCATCACACTTTCGGGAATAATGCAACCGCATCCAGGACAGCACCATGTCACTCCGTCCTTTAGCTTCCAATTTTTCTTTTCCATTTACTTTTGAAAATATGGGGGTGAATTTTATATTATCAAAAACTATTTCATGGTATTCTCCACACTCTGGCACTTATGACACCAGCGTTCCTGCGTTCCGAGATAATAGCTCGTTTCAATGTTGCTCGCTCCTTTGATTGTTGGGGTCGAGACTTCAACAGCCTTTGCATTATAAAACGTGGCCTGCCTGGCCTGAGCCAACCCCCACGGGTCTCCTTCGGCTCCAGCACTGGCAGTCCATCGGTCTCTCTCATCGCCTATTATGTAGCGAGCTGGTGTGGATGCAAGTGCTGACGGGCTGTTAGAGCCCGTGATTGTAAGCATTCCTCCGGGGAAAGACTTCTGCAGGATGGTATTTCCGGAATCCCTGCTCTTTATGTCCGATACTCGGTCTCGTAACACCCTGCTTTCTCTAATCATCGGTGCCACACGTAGGCGGCTGAATTTTCTTGCATCTTCTATTGTTGGGTGCACGTATAGAATACTGCCCGGATCTTGCGCAATGATATAACCTATGATATTAAGTTCAAGCTCCGACTTACCAATCTGGGAGGCTGAGACCATGACGATTCTATGTATCTTTGGGTCTGTGAATGCTTTCATTGGTTCTCTTAAATAGGGGGTTCTGTCAGTTCTCCACGGACCAGCTTCTGCGGTCATTCCAGCTGGAAGGCGACGGTACCTCTCTGCCCATGCATCCACATTCAAATCTTCTGGCGGCTTGAAGTTTTTGACTACAGAAGATACCGTGGCATTCAGATTTGCAATGTCTGAATTATTCTTCTTCGTCATCGGCATGGACAGTCCAGCCTTCCCTTTCCCGCACCCGCCTTGCATATTCTTCCGGATTATATTTGTATTCGGACAGTTCGTTAAGAATCTTATATACTTCCCTCTTAATGACTTCCGAAGCTTCTTGAGCCGATGTGGTTGTTGATACATCCACCGCAAGGCGTCCTGGCAAGGCGATAAGCATAGATCGTATCGCATACACAAGGTCTGTCATGACCGCTTCCACATCATCGCTCCGATGCATCTTCCCTTCAAGTTCGTTAAGCTGAAGCATAGCTATGTCCGCTTTGCTCCTCTTTAAGTCCGCCTCTGCCTGTGCCTTCCTTTTTTCTGCATCAACTATTTGATTCGTCTTTTTGTTTTGACTTTGCCATGTCCCTGAGATAACTGATATAAGCATGAACAGATTCCTCAATGCTGTATCTTTCTCCCGGGGTAATCCTATGCTTCTTTAAAATCCCCGACCTCGTAAGGTCTCTAACTCGTTGTGGCGTCAAAACCAATAACTGTGCAATCCCTTCCGTCTTAACGTAACCCGGTCGTTCCGGGATTGGCTCCTTCTTTGCCGTTGCCATGCTATCCACCACCTCCTCCCGGGAAAGCAAACTGGGTACAAAAAAATTTCTAAAGTCTACGTTTTCTTTGGGCTCGTCAGCTCCGCTCGAACATTTGTTCTGTCACAGTACCTTTTGTTCGATATGTCTATATTGTTTGAATTTTTTACGCAATTGATTAATCCGTTCATATTGCCCTAAAATTAAAGGGACCGCGAACCTATGACAGCTCGTGGCCCCGGAGAGTGTATTAATAATTTTTAATAATCAATTCTTTGTATTTCCTGCCACCATTCTTGCTGACTAGATTGTCATTCCTCTCTGCTTCAATAATATCAAATCCGTCATACAATTCTCTGATTTCCGGGCAATCATTATAAGACAAGATAAACCTTCCCTTAATATGTTCCAGGCTCTCTTTGAGACGAATATGGTCCTCCGGTTGGAATCTATCTGGATAATATTTTTCTGCATCGTAATATGGTGGGTCAAGATAAAATAAAGCCTTTGGCCTGTCATACTTCTTAATCAAATGTTCAAAGTCCAGATGTTCAATAACAACTTGATTGAGCCTTACAGATGCCTCTCGCAGTAATTCAATTGCTTTAATCATATCTCTTCCATTTGCCCTGAACGAATGGCAGTTTGCCCCAAAACTTTCTCTGATTACTACCCAAAAATGTGCAGCTCTCTGAACATCAGTGAGTCCGCTTGTAACCCGGAGTGCATCAAAAAACTGTTCTCTGGACATCAATATCCAATCAAGCTCCTTTTGCAGCGCGTCTGGGTGATATTTGACTATCCGAAACAGATTGACTAACTCCCCATTGATATCATTATATACCTCCATCTTTGCATGGCTCTCCTTGTAAAACAAAAGCCAGGCAGCGCCGCCGAATACCTCTATGTATCGGTCAAACGTGCCTGACTCAGGAAATTGTTCCAGTATTGTCTTTCGCAGTAGCTTTTTTCCGCCAATCCAACTGATAAAACTATTCATTATGTCACCTTTCCTTAATATTCTGGAAGGAAAGTCCTGTCGGGTAAATGACCATAAATAGAGCACTCAGCTTTGTATGCCCAATTCTCACGTTATTAATATACCATATTGACTTGTCCCGTGAGTCCCCCTTTTTAATAATTTTTTCTCTGATCTAAAAGCCAATAAAACTTCCTGCGCCGGTCATAATACATTTTCCTTCCACACGGAATACCCATTACCATCTCCAAATATCGGTACGTGACATTCTCGTCCGTCACGGCCTTAATCAGATACTGATAGATTTCCGGATCTGCATCCATGGCGGTCTGTTCAACCATTTCGCAGTTCTTGGCCAACTGAGCCCTCCTGATTGCCAATTGCTGCGTTGCATCGCTTCCGTTGTGTGTCATCGGCATATCGGTTATTTCTATGGATTTTACTGTATCCGTCTTGTACTTAAGCTCATCCTTCCATTCATCATATTGCAGGCACCAATAATATAACTCCTTGAACCGTTTACCACTGATACCATACTTGCAATGATTTAATGGCCTAACCTTTCCCATTGGTATTACCTCCTCCCTCTTAAAAACTCTGTCTCTCCTTATCCCACTCCTCTGCCAGGTCGGCACTTATCGGCTCGTCTACCCGCTCAAACTGGTACCGTTTGCGATATGTCCTTCCCTCCCTTGCATAATTGGCTATCAAGCGGGGATATTGGATGCTTAACATGACGGCCAATGCTGCTATTGGATACCTTCCAGCATATCTTCCCTCGTCATATAGGTCATACATTACAACCTCTCCCATAAGGCATACTCCTTTCTACGATGCATACATATCATATTCATACCGTATCTTTGACATATGGTTCTTTGCGTATATTCTGGTTGTCTCTATGGATGCATGGCCCATCAGGTCGCTCAGCGATTCCAGCGGCATTCCCTTATTAAGCGCATGTGTGGCAAATGTGTGCCTCAGAAGATGTGGGAATACCCTCTTTTCGATTCCGGCCTTCTTTGAAATCTCTCTGACGATATTCTCCATGGCATTCTTTTTGATTCCCTGATGCGGAGCCCTCACAGAAATAACCACCGGGCCCTCACGCCTGCCATTCAGATACTTTTCCAGGTAAACTAGTAAACGGTCAGAGAAGAATACAGGCCTCTCTTTTTTTCCTTTCCCCAGTACAATCACTGTCTTTTGCTTCATATCAATGTTTTCCACCCTCATGCCGGCCACTTCTGATACTCGGCATCCGGATGCCAGGAATAGCTCCAGCACACATTGTCCCTTAGGTTTTCTCCACACGCCACTCTCATGCGCTCCACTTCTTTTTGCGTCAATGCTTCCCGGACCTGCGCTGTATACTTAATCGTATCCACCGTGGCCATAGGGTTTTTTATTATGTATCCGCGCTTATGCAGAAACGTAAAGAATGAGCTGGCTATCAGGCGTTTATGATTCTTGGTGCTGTCTGATATCCCGTTCGTTTCTGCGTAGAAATTCAGGAAATTCATAATGTCAAAGTCCTGAATCTTGTCCACAGTTTTACCTACATAGCACAGCATGCTCCCAAGAAACTTGCTGTATTGGTCAATGGTGCTCTTTGCTTTATTATCAAACCGCATTTTAGCGATGTATATTTCCAGTTCGGGAAATCTCAATACCCCTGTGCTCAGTTGTGTATTGCGTTTGGCCACTTCATAATCGCTTAATACGGATGCGAGAGCTGTGTCAACCATCTGCAATACCGTTGTGTCCACATTACTGGACAGCTTTGCTATCAATTCGTCTTTTAATTTATTTTCGTCCATTTGTAACTCACCTCGTTCAATACATGCCCCGAGTTTTTTCGTCGGCGCTCCCCCTCTGCAGGGGAGCCATGTATTCCCTCATCGTCTCTGTTTTATCTTAATCTCTGTGTAAGCTAAATTTTATGTTTCTTGATTGCGGCTATATCAGCCACATATTCTCCATCCTTTCTTTGCTTGTACTGCTTCTTGTTTTACATATTGGTATCCTGCCACTGTAATAGTCCTTGGGCTGCCGTCAACGTAATTTATCAGGCCTACATCGCGCATTGCTTTAAGATGTATATTCACTGATGAGGTTGACTGGTATCCGGTTCCGCGGCATATTTCTCTTGTGGTAGGAGGATAACCTTTTTCTTTTATGTATTTGACTATAAAATCTAACATGCTTTCATGTTCTACTTTCATCCTTTATCCCTCAAATCT